ATTAAAACTGTCAGTGATACTTGTTCCGTTTGCGGCAGATTCACCCCAACCTTTAGTTAATCCCTGTTGTAAATTCGTAGTAGCAGAACCACCTTCGCCTGTCACATTGATAGACGCTGCGGATGTTTTGCCTGTGAGTGTGTTTAGTAAGAGTGTACTCATGCTAAGTCTCCTGTAGACATTGTAGAAACTAAAACACCATCATCAAAACTTTCTCCATTATCTATGCCTTGCAATCTTACGTTATTTGCATTTGCTGAATAGCTTCTATCATAATACATAGTTACATAACCTATTGTTCCATCTTCTGAACTAAGAGAATTTGTTGAAAAGTTTCCGCTTCCAAATGGATTAGTAAAGGCAAAAGTTCCATCCCCTGCTGAATTATCTGTAACACCAGAACTGTTGAATGAATCTGCTACAGAAATACTATCACCTGAAGCTAATAGCCAATGTTTTGTTAATCCCTGTTGCAAATTCGTAGTAGTTGTACCACCTTCACCAACAACACTTATAGAACTAGCAGCAGACACACCTTTAAGTTTATCTATAGCTATCTCAGAAACACCACCAGTAGTCTGTATTGTATCTACTTTTACTGTACTCATAAAACTACTAGCCTCCCACCTGATTCAATCGTTAGTGTATTACCTGAAGCTATAGACAGTGTACCTGTAACTGTAGCATTTTCTGTAGCTAGTATAGATAGGCTTGTTGTTAGAGACTGTGCATTTAATCTAAACATACCACCATTTTTAAAGTTACCTTTAAATTGTTCTTCAGGTGTAACAGAAGCTCCACCTGTCTCTAGGAAGTATACACAGATATTATTACCTGAGTTAGAAGAAGGTGCAGCACTAAAGGTTAGTGTTGACCCATCAGGTACAGTATAAGCAGCAGTGTCCTGTATAACACCATCTACTGACACAAGTATGTCTTGCACAGAGCCAATAGTTCTACCTAGTGCAAAAGTTGTGTCTGAACCATCACCACTGAACCTGACAACCGCAGGAGCAGTCTGAAAGTTAGACTCTGGTTCTACTCCAATATAGGGCATATTATGTTATCTCCATAATGCTAAGTGTACCACTCAGTTTATCCGCTACGCTACAGTCAATTTTTAGTACGTCCGTAGTTTCTAGTATAACCTTACCACCTGACAATAGTTCTAATGAAGCTCCTACAGGTATAGGTACATCTTTAGCTAAGAAGGCTGTGCCATTTGTAGCTCCTCTACCTCCTCCTGATGTATCACTAACAAGTTCAACTTCTGCTGTTACTTGAGAAGTGTGTATGTTAGTTAATATTAATCCAATCACAACTGTTGTTGTACTTGAAGGTGTAGTGTACATTGTATAGGCTGTACCTGCAGAGGCAGGTTCGGCTGCGAATGTTACCACTTTAAATGTATTTGCCATCTCTTTCTCCTAACTATCCAAGGGCTATCGCAAGTGCGGTAGGGTCATCTGTTGCAAACCCTGCACTACTTAAATATGTTTTTACATCTGTTAATGCTACTTGTTTCATTGTTCCATCGTCATTTGTTACTAATCTATCTGCATCTGCAAGTGTAGTAGATGAAGCGGCTGTTCCTCCATCCATTATGTTTAACTCTGCTGCTGTAGCTGCTACGTTAGTACCACCTATGTCTAAGGTAGTTACAGAAATTTCACCTGCTACTGTTGCTATTCCATCAGCTAATGTTATGAGGTCTGTATCATCTGTGTGACCTATAGTTGTACCATTTATTATTACATTGTCAACAGTTAATGTAGTTAGTGTACCTAGTGATGTAATGTTTGCTTGTGCTGCAGTTTGTATTGTACCAGATAATTGTGTCGCTGTCAACCTTCCTGTGCTAGGATTGTAAGTTAAATTACCATCTGACTCTAATCCTATGTTTCCACCGTCTACATCTCCACCTGCAGTAAAGATAATAGCATTGTCTTCGTTTGTGCTTTCGTTGTCTGTAATAGTAACAGTTGTTGCTACTGTAGCTGTTGAGGCTGTTCCTGTAACATCACCTGTTACGTTACCTTCTATGTTAGCAACAAGCGTACCTGTTGTCATGTTGAGGTTGCCAGTGCTACTTGCGTTATCTGTAGTTGTACCTAGAGCAAACTTATCTGCTGACTCATCCCACATAAACAGAGCGTCATTGCCTGTTGACCCTCTTTCAATAATAATACCTACGTCATTAGAGTTAGAACTTGCACCTTGGTTTAATCCTAGTAGTGTGTCTTTAACAGCTAAGTTAGTTGTATCTACAGTTGTCGTAGCACCATTAACTGTCAAGTCTCCTGTAACAGTCAAGTTATCATTTACTGTAGTTTCAGATGTGCTATGACCAATAGAGATTGCAGTACCTGATATACCTGTACCAATCGCTACTGATTCGCTACTGTTTGCTGTGTCAATTACGAGATAATTGTCAGAGCCTTGTTTAATTGTAAATGCTGTTGCTGAGTTGTCAGATACAGCTACGTTAATGTCTGTGCCATCTGCACTGATAGAGTCAAGGGCAATGTCACCTACGTTAGTAATGGCATTGTCATTAAAAGATGTAGCACCTAAAGATATAGTACCTGTAGCTGTAAGATTGTCAGAACCAATATCTATAGCACCAAAGCCTGATGTAATAGAACCACTGTCCAATGCTCCTACCGTTGTAACATTAGAGAGCGTGTCTAAAGCTGACTCAAAGTATGTTTCAAAATCTGTTAGTGCAACCTGCACCATAGTTCCATTATCATTTACTACAACTCTATCAGCGTCTGCTAATGTTGTTGATGTAGCAGAAGTACCTCCATCTACAATGTTAAGTTCTGCTGCTGTTGAATCAACTGCTGCTAGTTTAGTAAAGTCAGCTTGCACTAATCCTGATACACCATCAAGCAAGTTAAGTTCTGCAGCAGTAGCTGTAACAGCCGTGCTACCTAATGTTAGTTTACTTTCAGGAACTACAAGTCCTGCAGCACCACCTAGTATAAGGTCATCTGCAGAAGCATCCCATTGCATATACGCTGAAGCTGTATCACCAAAGAATTTTACATCGTAACCTGTGTCATCTACACCAACAGTTACAGTAGCATCAATTTGTACTGCACCATCAATGTCAACAACGTCTAGGTTAGTTGTACCATCAATATCGGCATTACCTGAAATGTCAAGAGTTGTCGCATCTAATTCACCTGCAACAGTTACTACACCACTAGTCAAGGTTATCAAGTCTGTGTCACTTGTATGTCCTATAGTCGTGCCGTTAAGTATTACATTGTCTACTGTGAGTGTGGAAAGTGTGCCTACAGATGTCAGGTTAGGCATAGCTGTAATTTCATCGTCAAAGTATGCAGCTAAGTCTGTTACAGCAACTTGCACCATAGTGCCGTTGTCATTCATTACTACTCTGTCTGCATCTGCGACTGTAGTAGATGTGGCAGTAGTATCACCGTCTAAGATGTTTACTTCTGTAGTTGAAACTGTTAGTCCGTCTAACACTTCTAGTTCAGCTTCAGATATACCTGCTGAACCGATAGTGAGTGTGCCTGAGATGTCTACATTACCATTGATGTCAACAGTAGTAGCAGCTATCTGTATCTCTGTATCAGCTACTAAGTCAAGCTGTCCATCTGCACTAGAGTTAATGTATATAGCCGTGTCACGGAATTGTATCTTTTCTGTAGAGGCTACAAGTATGTCATCTGAAAACTCAAAGTAGTCTTCGTCTTCCATCCACTTCAGAACACCGTCATTGCTTTCACCATCAAAGGTAACAGTAATATCTGTACCTGATGTACCTGCACCAAACGTAAGTGTATTACCAAGGAGCTTAGTAATTGGTCCACCTTCGGCTGCAGTACCGTCATGTGTGTGTCCTGAACTCGTTGCAAAAGCTGCTAATAACTGGTTAAACTCGTCATTAGTATGTGCGGCTGTAATCGTGTCTCCATCAGAGTATGAGGACTGTCTTGTGTATGTTGCTCCCATTTACCTTCTTGCTCCTAACTGATATTCTAACTGAAATCCCTTGAGTGAGTATGGTGCAGTTGAGCCACCATCGTTTACTCTTAGTGCTACAGCAAATCCTGAACCTTCTACTGCTTGCCTTACTAGCGGTTGTGATGCACCTCCATAAGTTCCTACAGTAGAAGAAGAAGTGCCGTAAGTTGTTGTTCCGTATATCGCAGCAATATCACCAGAGTCTAGTGCGTAAGCTGCAGGTCTTGCTGAATCTGCTGATTCGTAATCGTAGCGTAAAAATAAGTCAGCATCTATTGTTGATTCAGGTGCGTAGTTTACAACTACTCGTTGCATGTGTTTACGAATACCTGCGTCATTAAATGTTAAGTCAGGACTACGATACTTACCAAGTATTGCAGTTCCATCAAAGTCATTTCCAGATTCTTGTCTATATATGTAACCGTTGGAAAAGTCTCCGTGTAAGACTATAACATCTCCTGATTTTATAAATGTATCTGTACATGCAGGTCTTATTCCTCTTATTTCAGCAAACTCAAATCTTTGCCCTTTCATTACACAAATAACACCCTTAGTAGAATTTTGTGCTGTACCACTTTTAGTAAAAAATATACGGTACTGTGTTTTATCTGGTATAACCAATGAGTCAAATTGACTTGCGCTTGAAAGATTGTCATCAAATATAGACTGAACATTTGCGCTTATAGTACCTAGTTCAACGTCACCAATTCTAGCTGTACCTGCAACGGTACGTAAACCGTCTGGTCCTAAGAATATTAAGTCACCTGCAAATTCTTGAATTGTATCACCATTAATACATCCAATATTTCTTGTAATAGGTGTGATTGCAAAGTCACTTGATGTGCTACCTGTCAATCTAAATATTCTGTTTTCACAAAAAATAAATAAACTATCACGAAAAACTTTAAGACCTGTTATTGTATCGTCAACTTTGATACTTCCTGCACCGCTACCTGAACTAAAAGCATCTTCATCTGCAGGTTGACTAAACACTATTGTTTGTTTTGTTGTAGACTTACCTGCATAAAACATGTGGTTTTTAAATGCAGCTATAAACTTAGAACCTTCTACTGTACTTTCACTTACATCTGTAGCTGCTAGTGAACTATTAAAAACTGTAGGAGCATTTGTTCCATCAACAACAATTATTTTATCTGTGCCATCAAAGTTAAATCGTTCAAATCTATACTTACTTGCACTTGTTCGTCCACTGTCTCTACTAGTCCAACTACTTCCACCTGCTGTGGCACTGTAGATACTTGTTCCTCTAGCTGCTAATACAAAGTCACCAAAGGTTGCAACCATTAATATAGGCTCAGAGTCAGAAGCTGTGGCAGGAACTATTGCACTTACATACTTTGAAAATCCACTTATGCGTCTATACCCACCTTCAATGTCAGGCTCAAAGTTTTGTAGTTCTAGTGCTTCACCTGCTTGCATCATAAAGGTAGACCTGTTTAAGACTAGTCCACCTTCACAGTTAAATGCAACAGGCTGCACCTGTGACATATCAGGCATTAGATTACTCCAAGGCTAGTAGTTATTTGTCCATGCATTGTTCTAGGTATGTATGTTGACCTAACGTAATCAAATTTATTTATAAGTAATGTTTGCATATTTTTAATACCCTGTTCAAACCTAGCAAAGTTAAGTTGATACTGTTGTGTTTCTCCACGATACTGATATACAAAAGCTGTAGCACCATCTACTATGATAGGGTCAAATCTAGCAGGTATAGAAGTTGTATCATCGTGTGCAGATAAATCTGATGGAAATGTATAGTAGTCAAACTTTAATGAATATGATTTATCAGGAAAAGGAAATAGTAAGTAATTATTATCTTTACTTCTTACTATGTTTCTAGGCATACCACCCTTTGTAAATTGTGTAACTGTAACACCATTACTATGTGATGCAGCAGTTGTTGAGTTAGCACCTCTCGTACAACCTGTTAGTGTATTTGTACTAATGCCTGTATAAGTAATTTGTTCATTGTCAATATATACTGTGCCTGTACTATCAAAACCTGTAGCACTAGTTAAATCTATTTCTGTTTCAGAATCATCTATTACCTCTGCTGCAGTAGTAGAGTTTATCTCATCCTCTTGTGTTATATAACTATTAACATAATCATTGTAGTCTAGTATTCCTAGTCTACCACCTGATGTTCCTAAGTCACTATCCTTTACTAATCTAAATGTGTTATAGTCTATAGACTTAGTACTAGTCGGCAAACTGTAACGCACTACTCCTGCTGTAAGAGTTTTAGTTTCTGTTGCATGATTAAAAGGGTAATTAAATTCTCTTTGATTAATGTATCGTACAGATTCATTAATTGCGTTTTGTGCTTGTACCTGTATGCCTCTAGCTGACGTAAAGTTAGCTGAAGTAAGTTGAACTTCATTTAATCTTGCTAATACAGAGTTTGTTAAACTTAAATAAGTACCTGACATATTATCTCTTTATATAAAAAGGAAGGGCAAGTTAATGCCCTCCCTAAATGTTAAGTTAAGCGAGTTGATCTCTATCAACATCTGCAGCTTTGCCAGATGCTCCTAAATCGTTACAGTCGATTATACAAGCGTAAGCTCGTAATCTTCCTGTAGCAGGAGCAGCACCTGCAATCTTGCAGTCAATAGTATCTGTAGCAGATTGAAATTGCGTAAACAGAGAAGCAGCACCTGTGGTAACGTCATTAGACTGTCCGTTACTACCTTCAGCACAGTAACCTGTGGAAGTAATATCAGCACCGTCAATGATGTCATCGCCTGCTGCAAAGTCCATATCCAGAGTACAGCTTCCAGTAAAAGCCTTCTCTACTTCAGCACCTGCAAATAGCACTAAGCATCCTGCAGGAATTTCAAGTAGTTGAAAGATGTCACCGTCTGCGCCTGAATACCCTGCAGCAACAAGTGCGTCAATGTCCAAGTATGCTTGAACCATACGCATTGCGCCCATACCAGTTTGAGATGGTAGGACTGCTAGAGAGTTAGAAGAAACACCAGTAGTGTCTTTTGATGTCATATCATAAGTTGCCATTGTGTATTCCTCCCTACGCTACGTTATATTTAGCAGTTGCGATTGCCTCTGGTCTGAGGATCTTTCTGCCATACAAATGCATACCACGAACAATGTCAGCAAAGCTGTCAGGATCACGATATGTCTCGGTCTTGTTGATTTGTTCTGCAGTAGCAATAGCAGAACTATGACCTGCAACAATAACACCGTAGTTTGAGTTTTGGTTTGCAGAGCCAGATGTTCCAGGTCCTGTACCTACAGCAGGTAGGTTATTAGACATGTACACATCAAAGCCATGAATTTTACCAATAGCTAGACCTGCTCGTAGTCCACCTGACTCGCCAAAGTCTGAATTTAGAAGACGAGAATCTTCATCCTTTAGAACTTCAACAAAGGTTGGGTGTAATACTAACCATCTACCTTGTGTATCCACAAACTGTGTATCAAGTAATCTGCCCATTCTGGCAATAACTTGCAAAGGTGTAGCAGTTGCAGTAGCTTGCGCTGTTGCACCGCCTAGCCTTGGAGCTATTGGAATAGAGTGATCACCTGCACTTGATGTAGTGATGTTACCAAATGAGTCTTTACGCAACTTCATGCTTGTCAACAACTCGTCAGAACCTGCAGTTGAAACAGCCTTAGATCCACTTACTGTGGAGTTTGCGGCACTAGCAACAGCAGATAATGCAGATTGTGCAAAACCTGAAAGATAGCCAAGACATTCTTGGTCATATTGATCGGCTAACCGATATGCGGCACGATCAGAAGCAAGCTGTGAAAAGTTCACATGCGAATGCGCTTCTTCAATATCGTCCATTTTAAAAGCAAAATAATTTGCCTTGTCAACAACGAGCGTAAAATCCTCGTCATCAAGGTCTTGCGGAGTTATTTGCGCTCCACGAGCATACTCTTTGACGGTAATCTCAGGCTCTTTGATAATTCTGACTGTATCTCCCATTGCGGAGATTTCGCCAAAATAGTCCGAATTAGTGATTGAACCAACAACCGTACTTTTTCGGAAGGCTAGCTGGACCTGCTTGGAATAGATAACTGGTGAGAAGTTACCATTGGGCAGATTACCATAGCCTGCTGCAGTTTTAAATGCCATGATTAAAATCCTTTCATATTAAAACTTGTCAAATGCAAAACACCACTACACTTTAAAGGTCTATTCAAAAAGGTGCAAAACTATAAATGTTGCGCTCACTTATACCTTTGGGCTTTTATGTCACAGAGTAATTCAAACTTTCTGGAGCTTGCTATGGTATGTTTATTAAGTTGCTATACTATATAGGGAAAATAAACATTATAATACATAGTTATACTTATATTAATACGTTTGTCAACACTTATCTTGCATTTCCTGATACATCATAGATAAATTTTCCAGTGCGAATTGCTTCCATTATATCATCGGAATTTTTTTCGTACTCTTTGGCTGACATTGCCTGAACGGCAGATTCACGTAAGTAGTCACCTGTATCATCTTCTTGTGGCTTTGTTCGTGTACTTTTTGCGTTAGTAGCACGAGCCGCATCTTTTGTTGATGGTGCTTTCTTCTCGTTAAGTCCTTTGTCTACTTTATATAGATCAATGGCCCTAGCAGCAGAACGAGCATCATCATCATTTTCATAGAGAGCATCCTGTACCCACTTAGGCTGTTCTTCAGCCCAGTTGTGAAACTCATCAGTCTCTCTTATATCATTAAAATCTGGATGCAATTTTAAAAGTTCCTTTTCCTCCTCTCTCCTTTCTTCCTCTTTTT